GTGCAGACAATTCTGTAACTCTTGAATTCCATCAGGACTATGCAACTTCAAGTGTTGAGCAAACAATTTACCCAACACTTGGAACAGCAGTTACAATTGCAGTCAAGCCTGTTAATGGAACAACAACTGCCGGAAATCCTCAATACAGTTTTTCCGCCGTTGTGTCAGAATGGACTCCGTTGAACGGTGCTGTTGGAGAGCTTGCAACTGCAAGTGTGTCCTGGCCTATCAGCGGCGCAATTACAAAAACAACAACTTAATCAAACAAGGGGGAAATCATGGATGGTTTATGCATAAAGGTCGTCACAACTGATGATGTGGAAAAGGTGTATTCACTTCGACCACGCATCATTGTTGACTTTGAACAAAAATATAACAAAGGACTTGCCAAGTTAATTGGGGATGAACAGAAACTAGAACACATCTACTTTTTGGCTTGGTTAGCTTTGAAGCACAACGGAAATGTAGTGAAGCCATTCGGTGGAGATTTTCTTGATACTCTCAAGGAAGTTTCATTGGTCGTTGACCCAAATTCCGAATCCACAGAGACAGCCTGACTTATTCAATAGCAGCAGTTTCTGTGGAGACAGGTTTATCTCCAACCGATTTGCTTGATGCTCCCGATGGGATACTTGAGGCAATAGTCATATACATGAAAGAACGAGCGAAGGCGCGAAGCAAGTAATGGCGGAAATCAATTACAAGATAGTGATGCAAGGGTTAACCGAAAACATCATCGCTCTTGAACGCTTCGCGCCTGACCTTAAAAGAGAATTGAACAAAGAAATTCGTGGCATTCTTGCACCGATTGTTCTTGAGGCAAAAGGCTACCTTCCAAGCAATGATCAAATCCATCCTTCAGGATGGCAAAAAGGCGGATTCAAAAGATTCAATGGAGTCGGCCCGTTAGCACAAGATCAAACTCGTGGATTCATCGCCTATGATGCCGAACGAGCTAAAGCAGGAATCAAACAAACCGCCGCAACTTCTAAGAAGAACAGCACAGGATTTCGCAACACTTATGGAGTCATTCAGCGTGACCCAGGCGGTGCAATCTTTGAAACGGCAGGTCGAGGAAGTGCGGCATCTCGTTCACGCAGTAAGACAAGCCGATCACGCAATCCACAGGCTTCTCAGCATTTCATTGGTGTCATTCAAAGAGAGCATGGTGTTTTGCCAACTGCTCGTGGCGAAGGCAAAGATAAAGGTCGCGCCGTCATTCGCGCAGTTGATAACAATAGATATAAAGCATTGAATGCAATCCGCGAGGCAGTTGATAAAGCCTCTGCAAAAGCACAGGCACGAGTTGATGCCGTAATCAGTCAGAGAGAGGTGTAAATCGTGTCAATTGTCGAGCGCATAGTCACCGTCTATAATGACAAAGGTTCAAAGCAAGCGGTTAAAGACCTCAAGAACCTTGAAACAAAGTTTATCAATGCAGGAAAGAAAATTGGACAAGCCTTTGCAGTCGCAACAGTTGCAGTAGGTGCTTTTGCAACAAAAGTCGGCGTGGATGCCGTCAAGGGTGCAATTGAAGATCAGAAGTCACAGGCACTCCTTGCCAATGCCCTGCGTAACACAACAGGTGCAACAGATGAGGCAATCAAAGCTGTTGAAGATTATATTTCAGCGCAACAGATGCTTGTCGCCGTATCTGACACAGAACTTCGTCAGAGCCTTATTACCCTCACCGCAGCAACAGGTGATTTGACACAGGCACAAGCTCTTCAGAATGTTGCACTAGATACCGCAGCCGGTACAACAAGAGATTTGCAGACTGTTTCTTTAGCAATTGGAAGAGCATACAACGGAAACATCGGCGCGCTCACAAGGCTTGGCGTGAGCATTGACAAAACAATCATCAAAAATAAAGATTTCAAAGGCGCAGTTGATGCTTTAACAAAGGCATATGGTGGCGCAGCAGTTACGGCAGCAGATAGTCTTGAAGGTCGCTTGCGACTCTTGCAAATTGCTTATAGTGAAATTCTTGAAACTTTAGGATATGCCCTTCTTCCTGTGATTCAAGAATTTGCAGAATACATTGTTGCCAATGTTCTTCCTGCTCTTGAAAAGTGGATCAGTACCAACAAAGATGAACTTGCAGCAGGTTTGCAAGATGTTGGCACCACACTTGTTACAGTTGGCAAGTTGTTGGCAGGATTCTTCAAAACAATCTCTGAGAATTTAGGCGCAGTCAAAGCATTTGCAGCAATCTTTATTGGCGCAAAGTTGGCAACAGGCATTTATGCCATTGTCACCGCCGTTGGACTTTTACGAGCAGCATTTGTCAAGCAAGCAGCAGCAGCAACAGTTGCCGGCACCGCAACAGCGTTCGCCACAGGCGGTGCTTCGGCAATCGCAGCAGCAGCAGCCATTGGAACTTTTGTTGCAGCATCAGGTGCGGCATTGATTGCAATCAACAGAATGACAGCGGCAACCGACAAGGGTGCAGAATCTACTGTTCAATATAATTCACACCTGAAAGAACTTGGTGTTGTTGCACAGCAAGTTGCAGCAGCAAATATCAAAAACACCAAGATCATCAACAACAACACAAAAGGAACAAAAGAACTCACCGCCGCTGAAAAGAAGGCAGCAGAAGTTCGTGCCGCCATTAAGAAGGCAGGGTTGGATGTCTTTGGCATCAAGAATGTTTCAGATACCGACCCAATTCAACTTGAAGCAGCACGCCTAAACCTTGTTAAGCAGGGCAACCTTGAAGAACTGAAAAAGGTTGAAGCCTTGATGAAGTCTGCCGAGGCGCAGATGAAGGTCAACGCAAACGCGCAAAAATATGCAGACATTCTCGTTGCACTTGCAGACAACAAGATCAGCCCTGATGAAATCGGCATACTTGCAGCCAAGTGGGGAATGACAGTTCCGGCAGTCACCAACTATCTTGCAGCTCTGTTGATTGTCAAAGACCAAAAAATTGATGATTCTGAAGTTGCACTCTTAGCAGCAGCATGGGGCATCTCCAAAGAGGCAGCACAGAAGTACCTTGATTTCTACGCAGCACTCAATGATGGCAAACTCAGCGATGAAGAGATCAAGAAACTTCAAGACAAGTGGAACTTAACTTACAAAGAAGTTCAACAATATGCAGACTTTGTTGGAAAATTAGACGACTTCACTCTTTCAGATGAAGAAATCAAAAAACTTCAAGACCGATGGGGTCTAACAACAGCCGAAGTTGTTGCTTACACAAAGCAAATCGGCCTTCCTGTTTCATATTCAGGAACTCTCATTACACCGGCAGATGCAGCAGCGGCAGGTTGGAACAATGCAAACGCAGCACTTACCGCTTACATCACACAGCTTGACACAGCGATCACAAAATCGGCAGCAGCCAACGCCGCCGCCGTTGCCGCCTTTGCAGCAACACAAACGGCAATTGCAGGGGCAGAGGCAGCAACATCAGCAGCAAATGCATCCATTGCAGCATCAAATGCGGCAGCGGCAGCAGCAGGTGCAGCAGCATTGGCAGCAGCTCAAGAAGCAGAAGCAATTCTTGAAGCAGCAGAGGCAGCAGCAGCCTTAGCCGATGCCCTTTCAGGTTTAACTCAAGCCGAAAAAGATGCACTTGCTGCTGAAGCGGCTGGCAACGGAGCAGCAGTAACTGGCGGTTCAGACGGGATCAAATTCAACCCACCTGGCGGCGATATGATCGCTCTTGCAAAGGGCGGAATCGTGACATCACCTACGATGGCATTGATCGGTGAGGCTGGCCCTGAAGCGGTTATCCCACTTTCACGCGGTGGCGGATTTGGTGGCGGAATCACCATCAACATCAGCAATGCAGGATCGGTGATTGCAGAGGCAGACCTTGTTTCAAGCATTCGCAATGCACTCCTTCAGGCTCAAAATCAAGGGCAAGTGATTACAAAGTCAGCGGTGGCCATCTAATGGCTCTGCCTTCGCTTGGAGTTTCAGTTGACTTTGCCAACGGCCCTGCCTTCGGCAACCCACTTATTCTTGGAGATGCTTCAACGCCGCTTGGCGTGGGCATCTTGGCAGATACGGCATCAGATGTTGTGGATGTTTCAGACATCACTCTTCGCGCATCTATTCGCAGAGGTCGAAATCGTATCCTCAACAAGTTTGAAGCAGGAAGTGCCACAGTCATTCTTGAAGATACAAACGGCGATTGGGTGCCAACCAATACCTCATCTCCCTATTACGGCAAACTTGTACCTCTTCGCAAAATCCGCATTTGGGCAGATTACAACTCAGTTCGCTACTATCTTTTTTCAGGTTATGTCACGAGCTACGACACAAACTTCAAAGTCGGAGTTGACGATATTTCAAGCGTGACTTTGCAATGCGTGGATGCCTTCCGCCTGTTTTCCAATGTTGCCATTTCAACGGTGGCAGGAACTTCGGCAGGGCAGACAACAGGTGAGCGAATGAACAACCTGCTTGATGTGCCAACCTTTCCAACCTCAATGCGAGCAATTGACACAGGCGATAGCACCGTTCAGGCAGACCCAGGCACCGAGCGCGACCTGCTCTCAGCATTGCAGGTGATTGAAAACAGCGAATTCGGCGGCTTCTTTATTGACCCCGAAGGCAACGCTACATTCCTTTCACGCGATACCGTTGCTCAAAAGGCAGATCAGACGGCAACAGATTTTGCAGATGATGGCACAGGCATCTCATATCAGGCAATTGACTTCGCCTATGACGACACCCTGATCTTCAATAGTGTCACCGTTAACCGCGAAGGCGGTATTGCTCAAACTGTGCAGGATACAAGCAGCATTGAGACCTACTTTATCCACTCAGGAAAGCGCGAAGGATTGCTCGTTCAAACCGATGCTGAGTCTTTGGAACAGGCAAACATGATCCTTCAATCACGCAAAGATGCGGTTTTCCGCATTGATTCCATTGGGCTGAACTTGGCAGATGACACCGAGACTGCTCGAATTCAGGCAGGGTTGGAATTGGACATCTTCGATTTGGTGGACATTACGAAGTCAACGCCAGGGGCAGGAAGTGTCACCCTTGAACTCTTCGTTCAGGGAGTTCAGCACGACATCACGACAAACACTTGGACAACAAAATTGTTCACCGCAGAGCCTATAATTCAGGCATTCATTTTAGATTCAGCAACACAAGGAACTTTGGATGGCGCAAACTCTGTGCTTTCCTACTGATTAAGGAGCAACAATGGCAAAACAGACATTCACAACAGGTCAAGTTTTGACCGCAGCGCAAATGACATCGCTGCAACAAACTGCGATGTTGGGTGGCGCGGCAAATGCAAAGGTTGCTTCTTATGTGCTTGTTGCAGCCGATGCCGGTGATGCAATCACAATGAGCAACGCAGGTGCAACAACAATTACCGTGAATTCAGCTTTGTTTGCAGAAGGCGACATCGTTACAATCATCAATCTTGGCGCAGGTGCTTGCACCATTACGGCAGGAACTGCAACGGTAACAACTTCAGGTTCACTTGTCTTGGCACAAAATCAAGGTGGAGTTTTACGCTTCACAAGCGCAAGCGCAGCGATATTCTTTCAGTTCGCAACTCCGGCCTCAGGTGACATCGAAGGCGTAACAGCAGGAACAGGCTTATCAGGTGGCGGAACTTCAGGCACCGTGACACTTTCTATCGCTTCAGCGCAATCAGATTTGGTCATCAAAGGCTTTGAAGAAGATGTCAATGTTGTCGCAAGTGCTGCAACAGGCACAATCAACTTTGATGTCTCAACTGCATCGGTGTGGTATTACACGACAAATGCAACGGCCAACCACACGCTGAACTTTAGATATTCAAGCGGAGCAACCCTTAGCTCGGTTCTAGCAGTTGGCGATGCAATCACCCTTGTATGGCTTAACACCAACGGAGCAACCGCCTACTATCCCAATGTCATTCAGATTGACGGAAGCGCGGTGACTCCAAAGGTTCCTGCCGCAATCAGCGCAGGAAATGCTTCTTCAATTGATGCGTATGTGTTCACAATCATCAAGACAGCAGCAACACCAACATATACAGTTCTTGAAACACAGACGAAGTTTGCATAAGGGGATTTGATGTCACCGATCAGTTCAACTTTGGCAAACGCCTCTGCCTATGGCTATCGAACCCTTGCAGCAGGTGGTGCTGCTGGCACTTTTGAGTCTATTGCATCTGCTACTGGTACTGGGTCATCGGGAACGATTATATTTTCTAGCATCCCTAGTACCTACACATCTTTACAATTTAGAATCATTGGTCGCCATACTAATAATACAGATCCAGGGCCAATCCAGTTATTTGCACGAGTTAATGCTGATACCACAAGCACAATTCCTTACCATTGGCTAGATGGTGATGGGGCAAGCGCGACAGCAGTTGGAGATAATACCGCCACGCAAATGCGTATAGGTCTTTTATCCAACGCTAACTATTCGGCAAATAACATGGGCGTGACGATATTAGATATTCACGATTATACAAGCACTACTCGTAATAAAACTTTTAGGTCTTTCAGCGGTGTTGATAATAACGACACAACTCAAGGAGCCAGCAGATTATCATCTGGCGTATGGCTGAACACAGCGGCTATCACATCGATTACATTTTCAACTAATGCTGGTGCTAACTTTACAACATCGACTGTGTTCGCATTATACGGAATCAAGGGAGCGTAAATGCCAGCAACATACGAGCCAATCGCTACCACGACTCTAGGTAGTGCAGCAAATTCATTTAGTTTTACTTCTATTCCTAGCACATATACTGATTTAAGATTAGTTATTGTTGCGATGGCAACAACTGGCACTATTGATACTTGGTTGTATATGAACAATGATACTGCAACCAATTATTCAGGAATTAGATTAAGTGGTACAGGTGCAGCAGCCTCTAGCGCAAGATTTAACAATGTTTCTGACAACTACGATACCAACTTATCTTCTATTAGCACGCAGCCTTGTTTAATTACGCACGACATTTTTTCTTATGCTGGTTCTACCAATAAAACATACTTGACAACTGTTTCTATGGATAAAAATGGTTCAGGCGTTGTCAATTATTATGTGAAACTATACCGTTCAACTTCGGCGATTACTAGGCTTGATTATCGTGCTGGTGGTTCGACTACTTTTGCAGTCGGCACAACAGCCACCCTCTACGGAATACTGAAGGCGTAAAATGGCAAATACATACACATTTATAGCCAGCAATGTGCTGGGCAGTTCTGCGGCAACTGTGACTTTCTCATCTATCCCTGCGACTTATACAGATTTGGTTGTACGAGGATCAGTCAGAAGCAACAGGGCTGCTGTTATTGATATTGGTCGAGTTAGATTAAATGGTTTAGACACAGGCATTTATTCTTATACAGTATTGCAAAGCGATGGAACAGCCACAAGTTACAGAGATTCTGGCGCAAACCGAGTTGAGCAATACAACTTTAATGGTGATACTTCGACCTCAAACACTTTCACAAGTTACGAAATATACATACCTAACTATTTATCCACAACACAAAAGCCTTTGTCTCTATTTACAGCGCAAGAGGCAAACAGTACAACCACAGGGGATTTTACAATTTCCGCAGAAGCCGCATTAGCGAACCTAACTTCTGCTGTCACTTCCATAACATTGGGATTGAACTTTGGTAGTTATGTTTCAGGTTCATCATTCTATCTATACGGCGTAAAATCTAGTTAAGGAGCAACAATGACAACACCAACAGCAATTGAAGTCAACTGCACAACAGGCGAGGTCACAGAGCGCCCATTGACTGCCGAAGAAATCGCAGCCAATGAAGCAGCGGCGGCACAGGCAGCAGCCGATGCCCTAGCCGCAGAAGAAGCGGCAGCGGCAAAGGCGGCAGCCAAAGCAAGTGCCGAAGGCAAACTTGCAGCACTCGGCCTCACCGCCGATGAAGTTGCAGCTCTTTTAGGCTAACCCTTCCCCAATAATCAAGGAGCAACAATGGGAATCTCAACCCGTCAAGTCACCATCACTACATCGCCAACAGCACTTGTTGATGCAACGCAAGAAGCAGAGATGGTCTATCTTCACAGCTCAAGCGGCACTTGCTTCTTAGGCAATAGCGATGTGACAACATCAACCGGATACCGCATGGACAATGGTGACAAATTGACTGTTGAAAATAAGGCAAACGGAATCTGGGCAATTACAAGTTCAGGAACCGTGATCATGCAAGTGATGGCTATTGGCAAATGACAGTTCAAGATTGGGCAGCACTCACAGTTTCTCTTTTGACAATCGGTGGAGCATTCCTTGCCGTGACTCGATGGCTCGTCAAGCATTACCTGAATGAATTGAAGCCAAATGGCGGATCAAGCATGAAGGACTCAGTTGCACGATTGGAGCGACAGGTTGAAGAAATTTATCGCATCCTTCTTGCTCGCAGTAACTCTTAGCGGTTGCAGTTATCAAGGTTGGGTTCGATACCCTTGCCAAGAGTTTGAAAATTGGGAAAAACCTGAATGCAACAAACCGCAATGCGACATCACAGGAACCTGCACCTCTGACCTACTTCCGGAGATATTCGATGAAACGCCGTGACAGATTCACACCTGAAGAATTACACGCTCGACTTGTTGTGAGCATCGGAATCATCCTTGCAATTGTCTTTGCAGGATCAGTATTTGCCCTCCTTTGGGCGTTGGTATTTGTAACTCAACCGATGAAGCAAGCGCCTAACGATGCCGCCTTCATTGACCTAGTTGCAACATTGACGGTCTTTCTCACAGGAACTTTGGCAGGGATAGTCTCTGCAAATGGACTCAAATCAAAAGCAAAACAAGGGGAGAACAATGTCAGCTCAACTCAATAAGTTTCTTGATGCGGCACGAGGCGAAGAGGGCTTTATCGAAGGCCCTGCTGAAAATCAAACACATTATCAAAAGGCAAACCAACCGTGGTGCGGAGCCTTTGTCAATTGGTGCGCAAAACAAGCCAAAGTGACCTCAATTCCCAACTGCACATTCACCCCGTCAGGGGCGCAAGCCTTCCAAGCAAAGGGCAAGTGGGAAGATGCCGAGGTTGCCACGCCGTTGCCAGGTGACATCGTGTTCTTTGATTTTCCATCAGATGGAATTGATCGAATCTCTCATGTTGGCATCGTCTTGCAGGTGCGAAATGATGGAACTGTCGTGACAATTGAGGGCAACACGGCACCTGATAAAAAGGGCGATCAGCGCAATGGCGGTCAAGTTTGCCGTAAGGTTCGCGCCTATAAGAAGAAC